TCTCGTTCTATACGCCGCTTGTTTGCGCTTGAACCACCCTTAGGTTGTACGAAGCCTGCGCTCTTTGGTGTTTTTACTTGTGCTAGTTCAGCCATATTGTATTTCCTTTATGTGGGGCCAGCAACTAGTGCTGGGTAGCCTTATTATTATTATAGGTTAATTTAGTCTTACTTCTTCTTCTTCTTGGGTCTTGATACTAAGCCGCCTTCTGCCCTTCCATATACTTTGTTTGTTTTAGCACTTTCTGTTACTTTTTCTGTGTCTAAAGTTTTACGGTTGACGCTTGAACCATCTGGATTTACTATTGTAATATTACCTGTTTGTCTAGGTCCAGGAGATGCGGCGTCTCTTCCTATTTGATCTGATGCTGCCTGTGATCGTGCAATAGCAGCAGGATTTGGTCCAGTGTCTGTTCTTCTGGGATCGCCTTGGTCAGGGTCAGGGTCTTTAGTTGGGTCATATGGGTCATATCCTGTATCTGGCGTTCTAATGTCTGGGGCAATATCAGGCCCACTATACGGGTCAGGGTCTTTAGGTATATAAGGACCATAGCCTTCATCCTCTGTACTAGCATCGTCTTCAACTACATCCAGTACATACGGATCGCCCGTACCAGCAGCACCTATATCTTCCATAGGATCAAAATCAAAAGCTTTACTAGTTTGATTGCCTGAAGGAGTTTCTACAGTATAATTAACCTCATCATCAACAATGTTACCGCTTACGCTAGGATCAACAGCACCCTTAATTGTACCTTTATCAATATCAATTCTTGTTGTACCAAACATGCCTGACATTACATATGTACTACCGTCAGCATCTACACGTATGACTGCATTTGTATTTGGATCTCTAAGAGCTATGCCGTTAGCATCAGCTAACATCCCAGCCTGACCACCACCTATACTGCCAATCATACCTACAACATGACCCTTACTAGTTGTAACAGCAAGACCTTCAGATGGGTCTTGAGTATAACGTTTGTGTAGGTCTATGGCATTATACAACTGTTCTCCTGCAAGGGTTGATGTCCAACCAAGTCCTATGCTTTTATTCATAGGTCTAATTTGCTTCATTAGATTTTTATTTACTTCAGGTATGGTCTGGCTATCAAGAGTCTTTTTGGCCCAAGCCTCAAAGGCTGTCTCTTTTATAGTACCTAGCATTACACCTGTTGAGTAAGCAGTGTTTAAAACAGTTCTTGGGTCAGACCCTCCATACTTACCTGTTTTAATCATGCTGAGTGCTGACGCATTAGCCTTTGCAGCCAGTTTCTTCTTGCCTACGTTCAAGCCATAATTAAGAGCAAGACCCAGCGCACCAGATGCCGTGCTAACTATGCCTGTCATAATAGCCTGTGCTGGGTCTATCTTAATGTCTGTACCGGGTATCTGAAACGAGCCGCCTATAGTTTTGTTGTAACTTGCCCAATCACTAGAAGTCCACGTATCTGGAGTTGTATTCCAGTAGCCTTTACTCTTATCTACACCATTTTTTGTTATGCCCATTGCATTAAAGATTTCTTGAGGTGAGGAGCTTGAGTGTACACCAGCCTGTCTAGCCCACTTATCATCATCATCCCTTGCTTCTACTACTCGTGCAACAGCTTCCTCAACTGTTTCATCAACAGAACCATCCTCTTCATATCCTTCAGGTATCTTAGTTAGCGGTCTACCATTATAGAAGTATACACGCACTTCTTTTCCTGCTGCGTTGGAGTACACCTTAAAGTCATAACTACTAGAGGATGCACCTGTACCACCAGATCCTCCGTATCCACCACCTATAGGGGTAGGTATAGCAGTCATCTCAGTTTCGCTTAAACCGTCACCTTCTTCAACTATGTCACCTTCAGCAAAGCCTACTTTAGGCGCATCCTCACCCTCTTCAAACTCTAGTTCATCATCACGAAACGGCAAGTCACCTGTAGATGCAATACGTTCCCAGCCGTCTTCAGCAGTGTCTTGCAGGCTATCAAAGAACTCTTGACCGAAGTACCTAACAGTAGCAGCATTAATTACAAACTCACCGGGACTTACTAAAATGTCTATGTCATCACGTACTTCAGCAGGCAAGGCCCCTAAAGGTGCAGTGTTACCACTCACAGGATCAACTTGCTCTTCTAGTAGCATAGCATCCATTTCTGGGACTTGTGGTTCTTTTAATTTTTTACTTTGACGGGCCATTTACTTCATCCCTTAAATAGGTTAATCTACGTAGTGCCATAATCTCACCTTGAGCACGATACATACTTTCCATTGTAGTCTCTTGCTCTAGTTTTCTGTGAACATCTTTTATCTTATCATTTAAGGTTGCAACTAATGCATCCCATACAGGTTTATCATTTACTATCTTTTTAAGTTGGCTGTCCACGATTATGTACCTGTAAACCCTTGCTCACCCGGAATAGGTGCTGTACCTGTACCGATATTACCGCCGCCTGCACCTGTAGTATCACTCACTGCTACCCCAGCCTGTCCAGGAGCCGATCCTGGTGCTCCTGGCGTTTGTGGCATAGGAGGCCCCTGAGGAGCGCCTTCAGGCACTGGTGGGGCTGCTGGTGGCTGTGCGAACTTCTTAAGGATCTCAGCTTGGATTGCAGCATCACTCAGAGAGTTAGTTACCTTATCTGGGTCTAGGTCCATAGACTTAGCTATCTCACGAATGATATAGTCTGACTTTACGAATGGCTGCAGTGTAGGACTAGATGCTACACCTATGAACTGCATCAAACGCTGTGAGCGTACTTCGTTAGCCATTAGGCTTTCAGTACCAGAAGCTTTAACCTCTAAGTCACCCTTAATAGACTTGTCAAAGTTGAACTGCATGTTGAAAGCAAAGAAGGCTCGTCCTAGAGGGCCGATGAGGTAGTCATCTACATTCTTAACAACATTTCTAATAGATCCATTAGCTGCAGACATAAGCATACTAATACCAGAAGCAGTCCTTCCAACCCCTGAAACGCCAGTTTGCCCATGTGCAAAGCTAGGAAATCCTGTGCTTTCATCTGCTAGTACCCTTGCCTTGTCAAATAGTTGCATGTTCTCGCCTGCAACGTTAGGGAACTTAGTCCCGAAGATGCCTTGACCCGGAGCACCTCCCTGCCTGCGGAAAATCTTACCCGGATACACGCTTAAGTCTTGGCCCGGAACCAAGTTTGTCTCATCAACTTCAATGATCAAATTACCAGAAAGTGCAGCATTATCAATCGCTAAACGCATGAAACCATTCATTAAAGTCTGTGTGTCATCCATATTCTCAGCTATACCTACACCGAAAAATGAGTATGGGTTTAGCTCATAAGGTACTGCGTAGTAAGGTATGCGTGTAGGCTTGAATGGGTTAAGCACAAGACGTAGTACTTTGCCGTTACAGATCCAAGCATTTACGTTTACTTGCTCTGTATCCTTTAGCTCCTTAGGGATAGGAACACCGTTAGCTTCTAGTATCTCTGTATCAACGTAGCCCCAGAACTCTAGTACCTCATAACGCTCAGGAGATGCAGTGTTAGTAGCATCATCCTCCATGTCCTGCTCCCAGTACTTCTTGTCGTAGGACTCACCCATACGGATGGCGTCATCTATAGACTCTTCACGAAAGAAAGGACGGGACTTCAGGCCACGCATCTGTGAGCGTGTCATGCGGTGACGCTCAACTACATACTCAGCTTCATCCATGTTGTATGCATCTGGGTCAGGGTAGAAGTTCCATATAGATACGTGACTAGTAGATGGTACGGTTTTGATTAGAGGGTCATACTCACCTGTCTCTTCATTCCAGTTAGGATACTCTTTGTCTACGGCAAAAGGCCCCTTCATAATACCTGTACCAAATAGAGACATCTCGAAGGATGTATGACGCAGTTGTTTGTTAGCGCCACTCTCTTCTAGTTGGTCATGTATCTTCTTCTCCATCTTCTTAGCTGCAATCATAGCTGGATGGAATGTAACAGTACTAGCAGTAGTACCCGGACCTTCCATAACTTTATCGCCTAAGGACTCCAAGCGGTCTTTAAGTGGGCCTAGTCGCTCCATGCGAGTGAACATAGTCTCACCCGGTTTTAGTTTCTCATTAGGATCAAACAAGAAAGATATGTTAGGCTCACCATCAAATGCTGCAGACAGAGCTTCCTGACCTGCTTCAGCGTTAGGGTCAATGTTAATATGTACGGAATCAGACACACCGTCAGGTAGGACTGTAGGATTTACAGTAAGCGGAAACTTGTTGTTACCAAATAGTACGTCATTGATCTGACCATAGGCTGCTAGTGTTTTAGTTTTAGTTACCTTAACAAAGACACGAGACTTCTCCGTTTCAGTGAATTGTACGTCTGAGCCATACAGGCCCCTGTAGTTACGGTAAGCACGTAGCCAGCGAAGCTCATCTGTTTGTCTTGCGTCTTCTGCACGTTTAAACCTAGAATAAATGTAGTCTACTACGCTACCCGTATTAAGTTCGTCACCGTCTTGAATAACAGATACTTCTTCTGTCTCAAATAGTTCTGTCTGTCCGTTTTCGTTTTTTGCCATGCTTAATATCCAAACGTTGAATCAGCAGCTTGAAAACCGCTTCGTTGTGTTGAAGGATCAAAATCCCATAAAGAACTTCTTGGTCTAGTCATTATACCATATCTTATTGCATCATACAAGTGGTCTTCTGCGTGTGTGTCCACATCCTCAAAGTTTCTTTTGTCTAGAGGCAAGCTAGGTAGCTGTGCCACAGTGTTGGTGCAAGTAGAGAAGAAAACGAGTCTTGGTTCCTCAGTAAACTCATCTACTTGCAAACGGCGGTGAAGCTCATTTTTACCTGCAACCCGTGAGCCTCTTGATCTATCAGATGGACGCCAACGGCAACCCTTCTGATTCATCTGCTCAGCCAAGGACGGGCCGCTGTCTCCTCGCTTATGCCACAGGGAGCTATCTAACACGCCGTATCTTATTGCACCATCATTACTTTCAGCCTCTAGTATTAAATCAGCTAGATCTGTAGCTGTAACTTTAGAACAATATAACTCTCTGTATACAATAAGCTGCTCACTAGGTGACACAGCAAACCAGACAACGCCTGTATAACTTCCATAACCGTAGTCGCAGGCCCTAAACTTTGTCCACCCTGAAGGTATATCGTAGGGGTCTACAACGTGTATTTGTCTATTAAACTCAGGAAAAGCTGCTCCTTCGTTTACGTCCCAGTTACCTTCTAACAACTGCTTGCGTTGGTGTTCAGGTAGTGATAAAAGCATCGCCTCGTAGTCACCACTCTCAGAGAGGTACGGGTTATCGAAGAGACTAGCGGGTATAAATTTACGCTTAAACAGGGGCGTTCCAGCTTTGCTATGCCCTGAGGGGTATCTTAATGTCTCGCTAGTCTCAATGTCCGTTGCCCAGAATGCAGTGTTCGGTGCTGCAGGGTCAATGAACATTTTCTTTACCCAAGAGTGTCCACTTCCACCCGGGTTTGTCGTGGCTCTCATATAAAGCCCTAAGTCTTTGTTTGCAGTACGTAATCTTGAGCGCATATAATTCCAAGCGAAGGGTGTCTGCCATTGGGTAAGCTCATCGAAGGCTACATAGTTAAACGCCTGTCCTTGGTAGCGCATAACGTCTGTGTCTCTGTCTAGGTAAGACATCCACAGTGTACCGCCTCTAGGTGTAGTCCACTGGCTCTTACGCTCAGACCACTTAATACCGGGTATAGCTTTAGGGTACAACTCTTGGCTCTTCTGTATAAGCTCCCTTAGTTCCTCTGTTGTGTGTCGCACTAGTAGCCCACTAAAGTCTGGACTGTTTAAGTTTCGTAACGGGTCAGCTAGTGTTGCGTAGCTCTTTCCACCCCCTGCTGCTCCACCATATAGTACTTCACGTTCTCCTGACGCTAGATACTGTGTCTGTGGACCTGGATTAGGCTTAAAGACTAT